GCGCTGTCTACCACAAAGCGACGCAATGTCGCTCGTAGGGGGGAGATAATCCCAAAATGGGGTTACTCCCTTCTTCGTGTGGTACCGTAGATCGCTCTGCCTGAGCGAAATACGGCAGTCACGCACGCTGCCATGAAGAAACGCCAACAACAATCCTTCCGGATTGTAGAAGCGCCTCTTCATCTGCTTTGGAACCCGGATCTCTCCCTCCTTGATGGTGAGCTTCTTGGGGTTACCGAGTCGACGACTGTATATAACAGCGCCGGTATCTCGGTCCCTACCAAGAAATTCTCTGACCATCTCGAAAGGAACCCGGATCCCAGCATCGTGGTTATCGGCAGGTGGTATGGGTAACCATCTGACGGTGTCCACTAGCCGTTTGACTGTCAAGGGAAGGCGAATGCCAGTCTTGCCAGACCAAACGTTCAGAGCGTTGATAGCAACGTAGCGCGATTCCGGTGTATCGAGGCGTTTTATATACACGCCTCGAACGTCGTGACCTCTATAAAAGTCACGACCACAGGATTCGCGGAAGACCCCTTCAACGAAGGACTTGTCGCTGTTTACTCTAAAGCCCAGGAGTGTAAGGAGCCGGATGACGCGAAGCGCCACCCGTTTATGACATATTATGTCATCTCCAAATACTCCCCAATAGCCCTCACGCTGTTTAGACGTGAGGAGGGCCGGTCGAGTAATGTATGGTCGAACGGCGTGAGAGCCAATCGACTTAATACATGCGACTACGACGCAGGAGAACACAAGGGTTTCGAGAGGGAACGTAAAACCGTTCCCCATCGTACTAACCATGTGTAGCTCCAGCTGCTCGCCTGAAAGGTTCCCAGTAGGGGAACGAAGCAAAGTCAAAAGCCGATAAACGGCCTTTGGCAACGCCCATTCAAGCATGGGTAAACCCAGTGAGTCAGAAGCATCGCTTAGATCTAGCGTAGCTAGTTCATCAGTCACGCTTCCGAAACGGGCAGCCTCCATGTTGATCTGCGGTTGAGAAGTGATATCGAGTCCAAAGAAGGACACGAGTCTTTCCTCTAACAACCGGCCGAGCCCAAGCTGATAAAACATATTCAGCGAGGGCTCAATGGCAATCAACCTAGATGTGGTGTCATCTTTCGGCACGAAGCTGAACCTACTACCTGGAACTAACTCCGGTTCTCCGTATAAGCTGGCGCGGTTGGATTCCGCGGTCGCCCAAGTGGATTTCCAGTCATTAGCTGTCGCGTTACTATATGCGACTGAAAGTGCCTCGGACGTACATGCAAGCGGGGAGTCAAAGAACTTCGTATAGAAGTCCTCTCCTCGACCGCCCACGGCCACGCCAGGTCCACAGCGTCCGCGATCAAAGAGATCGTTTATGCTGAAGACAAGGTTATGGCCAGCAGGGTAGAAGAACCGGTAGAGCAAGTTTCTAAACTCACCCATCAGCTCTTCGTCCAAGCTAGTATTGGGACAATAGGCCCAGGTTCTACAACGCTCGTTAGAGCGCAGGAACTTCTCAGAGGCAACTGCATCAGCAGCCGCGGTCGTTCCCCTCGAAGCTTTAAACTTCTTGAGAAACGATTGCGCGAGTGCTATAGCCGCTACCTCCTTATGGCTTAGGTCCGAGCACCATCCAATTCCGGGTTTCCACCCGGCAGGAAGGTACTGATCCAAGTCACGACGCAGGTCGGAAAAGAGCACATCTGACATTGTCATGGTCTACTCATCTCCAATTGTTACCAACAGGGCCACAGCTTGCGACGCGGGTAGCTTACTTCGTAAGCATCACCGCGAACGACTCAACTACTGAAAGTAGAAGAGACGGGTCTTTCCGAGAAGTCAGAAAGACCGCAAGGGCGACAGCGACTAGAATCACTCCTAGCCGCCGACTCCTGCGATTGCTACGACGAGACCTAGTCTTCACTAGATCACGCCCGTCACAATCGCATCGCCGAGTTCATTGCTCTGCTCCCAAAGAGCACCAATGAACAAGCTGAGGCCAGCCCGGATACTTTCGGGATCCGCCGTGTCGGCACCTGCCGGCACGGAGATTTCCAACTTACAAAGCATTACCTGCTTTGGTTGGCCCGCCAGGACGTCGACCCCCTTTCGGAGGCTGACGACCCAGGTATTCTTCGGGACTGATGGCAACTGTCCGTTCGCTAGCAATGACGGTAAAGTCTTGAGAGACTTCGGCCGAGTCGCTAGCAAGGTAAACGGATTTGAGGGTGAGCTGACCTCGACACCCGTTTGGGTGCCCCCGAGCGTAGTTACTGCTCGGGCCACACCATTCACGTCTGGGGCCACATCTGTGACCAACGTGTAGGTGGGGGATGTCAGGTTGGTGCCTGGTGCACCTGTTACCGGAGAAGTGGGATTCCAGGTCATGGAATTCCTCCTGTCCTTTGGGACAACCGTTGCCGCGCCTCATTGAGCATAATCTCGGAACACCTCACCCTCACGGGAGAGAGTTTCCTTAATCAGCGCAGCGAAGAACGACATCCATAGGAACGAGAAGCAATCGGACATGAAGACGTCCTCATCCCAGATGCGGGTGAAGAGACCATCGAGGATCGTACCGTGCAGGGAGCTAGCTGCTCTCTGCGCTCGGTCCGCTACGATAGTTTCGACCTCCGTACCATCTGGCGAGAACGCTACTGCCCACATTGCCTTCGCGCCCATGTAGAAGTTTTCGTAGACGCCGAAGAGAAAAGGCTCAAATCGCATGTCCAACCCCTTAAAATCCCACGTCCGTGGTACATTACGGTTTTCACAAACCGCAATCACATCACGAATGTAGACCATAAGGTAAGGAATCAGTTCATAACGCTGATTCTCATTGAACATGCGCATAGCCGTAGCAACGTTAACGCTGACCAGGTCATGGACCTTGTTCATCGTAGTCTCCTTGGGAACTTAGTCGTAGATCCAATTACGATCACCATTACGACTAGCGATCAACGCGGCTATATTTAGCCAACGTAGACTCCCCAAACTGGGGACGCGAAAAGTGAAGTCAGGCACCATTGCCTGCTCATACTTCACTCTCGTAACACTAGTCCAGGTGGTGACATTCTTTGCCGGCGAAAAGGTAAGTGAAACCAGCGTTGGCGGGTTCACAAAAGGTTTATCTTCGTTCCACGTTTGCGGATCGGAGAAGGACCTTCGAATTGCTGTATTGCTCTTCCGCACGGTCTTATTGCACCATGCGAGAGGCAAATCGAGCAATGACCAACCTTCGATTATATCTCCAACATTGGAGAAATAATCGATCAAGAACGAGTACGGAATGAGCTCCCAGATAGTGGGCGCGAAGTTGTCCGGCGAAAAGCCGAGCAAATCCGAGCGCATCTCTGCTGGGTTTCTGGCCCGTACCCGCATGGCTCCTCGGTAAATAACCATAACGGCATTTTCCGAGCTACTAGCTGTCCGCCAAAGGGCGATATTATTATCGCCAAATTTGGTATAACCGGACTCGGGAAAAGCGTTCTCGACTGTATGCGACGCGGTTATCCGCGCCGTACTCAGCCTTTGACCGGTGTTTAGGATGGAGAGTGCTTTGCACCCGTCATCCACATCGTTCAGGAGAGGCTTCCACCCAAACTGTAGTTCCAACCATGCGTCTGCTAGCTGCTCCGTCACGCGCGAGCGTGACAGGGAGTTCTTTAGGCCAAGTCGTCTGATGTTCGAAAGAACATCTCGCGACTCGTCCACGAGCCCCCTTAAGCCCTTAGCAGGATTCCTGATCATAGCAAGAGTTTGCGCAAGCTCGCCTAGGAAGACACCGCCCTGAAAGGCGGTAATCTTCTCGCGGTACTTGCGAAGAAACTTGCCCATCGCCTCAGCATTGGCCTTCGTCTCACTCAGCCCAGACGGATTACCTGGAAGACTCGACGTAAGTCGATGACTCCCAAACTCCTCGACAAGATAGAAACTAGTCGGTAAGAGACCTTGTTTAGAGATCTCGAACCGACCGTAGCCAGGTGTGTACTTGGCTACTATCTTGCTCCCTGACATCGTCGTGGTGGCTGATTGGCCATCACGAAGAAGTTCCCGCCAACCCTTGATGTTTTCACCAAAGGTTACGGTATCAAACCAGTTTTCCTGGGTCTTGATAGATGAACCGGTTGCTTTCACACCGTTGACCTGAGTGGTCACTTTGTGATGCTCCGTGTTAATCGAGTTCGGGGATGAACGAGTAGTCATTTTGGAGTTCTCCAATCTAGGTAGAGCTGAACGAGTATCATCGTTGGCCGGATGGCCTCAAATGATTGGTGCGGTGCTCCAGTAGCTACACAGCTACCGGGGC